ACAAATTATTGAATCGTATAAACTTGAAGTTGAAGACAGAGACAGTGCAAGAAAAAGAGAAGTAGAAATTGCAAAGGTCAAAAAGTTTGACTTTATGTTTAATTTAACTGGACTTGTAGGTTTAGGAACATTTGTGTTTTTAGTTTATTCTATTGTTTATATTACTATTCCAGAGCACAATGAAAAAACCTTTTATACTTTAATCGGTTTATGTGAGGGAATTGTATTAAGTATTTTTGGGTTTTACTTTGGTAGTTCAATGCGGAAAAATTAAAACATTTATTTTTGGGCCTAGATCGAAATAAGTTACATTCTAAAAGATACAAAGAACAGAAGCAGAACAATCCTAGGTATAGGCTGAAACCTGATGAAGCTGAAATCATACACGAATATAGAAGGGCTAAACATGAATGTGAGAAGGAAGGTTTAGACCCTAGCACATTACACAGTGGATGGATAAAAAATAAAAATGCTAGTTTATATTTTAAATTACCTAAAAAAGAGGAAGAAGACTATAAAAAGTTATTTAAAGAATTAGTTAAAGATTTAGAAAACCATTCACCTAGTTACAAAAAAATAAAGAGAAAAAAAATTAATGATGGACATTTGTTCTTTTGTTGTCCGAGTGATTTGCATATTGGTAAGTTATGCAGAACTTTTGTAAGTGGTCAAGAGTATAATAATCAAATTGCGGTTATTAGAGCTTTGCAGGGTGTTAGAGGATGCATTCAAAAAGCAGAAGGGTTTAATATTGACAAAATTGTTTTTTTGTTATCTGGTGATTTGTTGCATGTTGATGGAGGGCAAACAACTACAAAAGGAACTATTCAGCAGACAGACGGTTTATTTAGTGACAATTTTATAATTGCAAAAAAGTTAATGGTTGAAATAATAGAAATATTATTAAGTATTGCGGATGTTCATTTAATGTTTACAGCAGGGAATCATGATCATGTCACAGGCTTTTTAATGGCGCAAGTTTTACAAGCCCATTTTAGGAAAAGTAAAAATATAACTTTCGACATTGATTATACTATGCGTAAATACTACACTTATGGAAATGTTTTAGTTGGTAGCACTCATGGAGATAGAATTAAATGGGATTTATTGCCTATGTTAATGGCTGATGAATGTAAAGACTGGAGCAACACTAAATACCGTTATATGTTTACACAACATGTACACCATAAAATAAGCAATAAAGATTTAATTGGCTGCACTATTGAAAGTTTAAGAAGTCCATCAGAGGCAGACTCATGGCATCACAAAAGCGGTTACCAATCTAGCAATAACAAAGCAATTGAAAGCTTTTTATTTCATAAGCAATTCGGACAGGTTGCGAGAATAACACATTTATTTTAAGTTATAATTATATTTTTTTTGTGTGTTTTGTAATTCGTATTCTATTTATATATATATTTACAAAAAAAACAATTATGAACAGGGAAATAAAATATACAACACGAACCTTTTATGTAAAGGCAGATAAAATTGATACACTTGTAGAATTTCAAGAAAAATGCAGGAACAATGGCAGACGTTCTTATAGTGAGGTATTAGTTGAATTAATGGAAAACTATAATAAAAATAATTAATTATGGAGTCATATGCTTTTTATAATAGTCATAATGACTACATGGAACATTGGGAACGTTACGAAAGACATAATATTTTACAACAAAGGTTAATTACTATTATATTTCAAGCTAATTGGAATAAGAGAATAATAAACAGCCCAAACTTTATACTTTCAAATAATGATTTAAAAACTCATAAAAATAGGTTTGATCGTTATATTGATTTAATAAATATAATTAGTAAAGAAATGAAACTATTAAATATCAACTATAATAAAAAGAGAATAAATAAAATAAAAAGAATATTAACTAAAATTAGAAACTATGAAAATTAAAGAAATAGCACAAAAATACAATTTAACAAAAGAAGACTTTTGGGAATTAAAAAGGGGTTCGCGATCAATGTGGATAATTACTCACGACGCATGCGAAAAGATAGCAGCAAAAGAGAATATTCAATTTGGTGCGCCTACAATATATAGAGACAGCAACAAAGATGTTGCGATTGTTGGAGATGCAAAACGTGGGAATAAAATTATTTGGAGCACAGGCGAAGCATCACCAGAAAACTGCAAAGCTCCTTACCCTTATGCAATGGCCGAGAAAAGGCTAAAAGATCGTTTAACGCTCAAATTAATTAATGCCTATGAATACGGTATTTATTCAGATGTAGAAGCAGACAATTTTAAAAAACAATAAAAATAATTTGCGTTTATAAATATAATTATATATATTTGAATAAATAAAACTTAAAACTATGAAAAAAGAAAGTAAAGGAAACAAACAAGCAGAAAAATTAATTAAAACGTTAAGAGAGAAAGTTTATCCTAAATTAAGCAATGACGATATAACAGACTTTAAAATAATGATGGCTGATCATTTAGGATTAGAGCTTCCAAGTTATTTAAAACCTCAAAAGAATTGGTTTGCTGAAAACATGAATGACGATCTTAATAATTTAAATGCATTAACAATAAAATAAAAAACTATGAAAAAAAATAATTTAAGTTATAGCGCACTTTCGCAATTTAAAAAATCCCCAAATCATTTATTGGCTTATTGGAATAAAGAATTTAAAACAACTGATGCAATGCAGTTTGGTTCATTAGTACATAAATTAATTTTACAGCCCGATACATTTGGCGATGACTTTGCAGTTTTTGAAGGTGCAAGACGTGCTGGAAAAGCATGGCAAGAATTTAGCCAAACCAACCAAGATAAAACAATTATTAAACAATCTGAACTTGATGCAGCAAATAATATTTTAAATAATGCTATGCAGCACGATATAGTTAAAACAATGTTACAAAATGCAACAGCTAAAGAATTAGAACTTAATTGGCAACATAAAGAAGTTAATTTTAAAGGCTTTGCAGACATTTTAACAACTTATGAAGGTAAACAATGCGTTGTTGACATTAAAACAACCACAGATGCTGGAAAACGTTTTGAACGTGATTTATATTATAATGATTACAAAATGCAGTTAGCAATGTATCAAGATCAGTTTGGAAAAGATTGTGAAGCTTATATAATAGCTATAGAAACAACAACTCCATTTAATGTACAAGTTTATAAATTAGATGATAGTTTATTATTTAAAGGGTGGATGGACTATGACTATTTAACTGAAAAGTTTAAAGAATGGGACGGAAAACATTATAATAGTTCAATAATAGAAGTTAAAACAGAAATAGAAGAAATAATTTAAAAAATGGTAATTAATAACGAAATATTTGACACTTATAGGATTGAGGAGTCAAAAATAAAAGAAAGCATAAGTTTTTTAAAAGAAAATAATTATGTTGTAATAAAAAAAGATAAGTTTAACGAATTAATTAAAACAATAACAGATGAATAAAGAAGAAATAATCTACTGCGGTAGTGGTAAAGTAATGAATGAAAATTGGTTAAAAGTAACAATTAACCCTGCAAAAATTGCTAAATATATTGAAGAATATAACGGAAATAAATTTGTAAAGTTAAATATCAATATAAAGCAAGAAGCGGATCAGTACGGAAAAAATGTTAGTATTAGTGTAGATACGTGGAAACCAGAAAAAAAACAAACTAAAGTTGAAGAAGATGACTTACCCTTTTAAAGTTGATATAATATTAAATAGATTTCAAAAAAATGGCTTAACGTTAAAATATGAGTTCACAAGAAAAATATAATAATTTTGGTGATGTGGTAAAATTTCGCATCACCAATTTATTAAAAAAAGGTTATGATGAATATTATATTAGAGATACATTCGGCCTTTCATTAAAATTTACAAGAAATGTTTTATGGCCTAAAATTCAAAAAGTAAAAATTGTTTATTTTGGAAGCAAACAAGAATCTTATTACGAAAATGAAATGGACTACGGTAAATTAGAACTTAATTATAGTTTTAGTGAATTAAATAACAATAAAATACAAGCTTATAATAATTATGAATAAAATCAAACAACTAATAAAAAAAAATTTAAATAATTTAGATTTTGACGAAAAAATAAATTTGATCAATGATTTAAGATTGTTTTTGCATCAAAACAGCCCTTTTAAAAACGAACCTGTTGATTTTGTTAGGTGGGTTAAATGTGAAGATGTAGTTTCTAATGATTACAATCCAAATAAGGTAGCTCCTCCAGAAATGGAACTTTTAGAAGTCTCAATAATAAATGATGGTTATACTCAACCAATTGTTACTTGGGATAACTACGAAAAAAATAAAATAGAAGTTATTGATGGTTTTCATAGAAATAGAGTTGGTAAAGAATCTAAAATTATAAATAAAAGAATAAATGGTTACTTACCTGTTGTAAATATAAGAAATGAACAATCTTCAAAAAACGATAGAATAGCATCTACTATTAGGCACAATAGAGCAAGAGGAAAACACCAAGTTAATGCAATGAGTGAAATTGTTATTGAATTAAAAAATAGAAACTGGACAAATAAAAGAATATCAAAACAGTTAGGTATGGATGAAGAAGAAGTTTTAAGGTTATGTCAAGTTAGTGGATTAGAGCATTTATTCAATGATAAAGATTTTTCAAAAGCTTGGGAATCATCTGATTATGTAGAAAATAATTATGAAATATTAACTGATGATGTTAGTGATGTTATCGACTTATATAAAATACCATTAGAAGATGATAAAGAAAGAATTTTTCACACTTACGATAAATGGGAATGTCACAAAGCAGGCTTTTATAAAAGCAAATTAAATGATTTATCACACGAAGAATGTGAAAATAAATTTATAGAAATAATGACTAATGAAAAATTATTTGATGAATCACTAAATAGAGTTATAAATGAATGGAAATATAGTTGTGAACATTATCTTACAAATAAAGCAATGAATAGAATTGCTTGGTTAGGTCAAGCTGCAGTTTGTATATTATCTGGTGTTCCTTCAAAATATTCTACTGCTTGGAGTAAGTTAAATAAAGAACAACAAAATAAAGCAAACTTAATAGCTAACAAATATTTAAACATTTGGTTAGAAAAAAATAAAATGCAAAAATTAGATTTAGAAGATGCATTAAATATTAACAGACAAATTGAATTATATTAATTATGGCAACAAAATACTATTTAAATAAAAACGTGCTACAAGCATCTAGAGAAAGGATATTTAAAGTTTTTGATTCTTTTGAAAAATATTATATAAGTTTTTCTGGAGGTAAAGATTCAACTGTTATGACTCATTTAGTTTTAGATGAAGCTATAAAAAGAAATAAAAAAGTTGGGCTTTTGATAATAGATTTGGAAGCTCAATATGAAAATACAATTCAACATATAGAAGAAATTATTGAAAAGTATAAAGACAATATAGATTTACATTGGTTTTGTGGTGAATTATTATTAAGAAACGCAGTAAGTGATTTTCAACCAAAATGGACTTGTTGGGATAATAATAATGAAAATATATGGGTTAGAGAAAAACCAAATAAAGCAAGTGATTTATCACAATATGATTTTTATGTTCCTAAAATGGAATTTGAAGAGTTTATGGTTTTATTTGGTAAATGGTATGCTCAAGACAAATTAACTGCTGGATTTATAGGTATAAGATCCGATGAAAGTTTACATAGATATCGAGCTATTACATCTAATAAGAAAAATTTAACTTATAATAATTATAAATGGACTACAAAACTTAATAATAATTTATTTAATGTTTATCCAATTTATGATTGGAGAACTGAAGATATATGGATTTTTCACTCAAAATATAAAAATTTATGTCATAATAAAATTTATGATTTAATGACAATGGCAGGTGTTAAATTAAGTAATCAAAGGTTGTGTCAACCTTATGGAGATGACCAAAAAAAAGGATTATGGTTGTATCATATTTTAGAAAGCAATACTTGGTATAAATTATTAAATAGAGTGAGTGGAGTTAATAGTGGTTCATTATATATTAATGAAAAGGGTAATATTAATGGTTACAATAATGTTACAAAACCAGATAATCATACTTGGGAAAGTTATTGTAATTATTTACTTAAATCATTACCATATAAGATGCAAATACATTATAAACAAAAATTTAAAAAGTTTATAGTTGGATGGAAAAAAAGAGGCTATGCAAAAATACCAGACGAAGCTCCGCACGATTTAGAAGTGAAATGTTGGGCTCCATCTTGGAAAAGAATGGTTAGATGTATTTTAAGAAATGATTATTACTGCAAAGGATTAGGTCAAACACAGCCAAAATCAGAAGCTTATGAAAAATATAAATCAATAAAATATAAAAGAAAATTAGAATCTGAATTATGAAAATATATAACATCAATTTAGAAAATAAAAATAAAATTTGGAATTGGTTAAAATCAAATAATATAGCTCAAAGAGGAAAATTTGATGGAAGCAAAGAAAAACAACTTATTGGACTAATTGGCGAGTTTGAATTTTATTATATTTTATTTGGTTCTTATCCTCCATTTAAAAATACATTTGACAAAGGAGTTGATATATTGTATAATAATAAATCTATTGATGTGAAAACAATGTCTAGGAATGTTAATTGTCAAGATCACTATGTAAACAATTTTCTTGAATGTCAATTAAAATATAATTGTGATATTATTGTTTTCTTATCTATCAATATGAAAAAAAATACTTTTCAAATATGTGGTTATATACCAAAAAAAGAAATATCAGAAAAAGGTATTTTATATAAGAAAGGAGATATAAGAACAAGAGATGATAAAACTAAATTTATTTGTGAAGAAAATATGTATGAAATTAAAAATGTAGATTTATATAAATTTTAAAAACTATAAAAAACTAAATATGAAAAAATTACCATGGTTTAAATTTTTTCCTAACCAATGGCTAACAGGCACGATCTCTTTTATGGAATTAGATGAGCAGGGAGCTTTTTTAAAAGTTTGTTTATACTATTGGTCTAAAGAATGTAATATTACTTTAGAACAAATTAAAACGTTAATACCAAAACAATGGCAAGCACTTATTGATGCTAATTTATTTAAGATTGAAAATGATAGTATTAAAATAAAATGGTTAGATGAGCAATACGAAGAAAGATTAAAAGAACATGAAAGAAATGTTGTCAATGGTCGTAAGGGGGGCTTAAGCACCGCTAAAGCATTAAGAAAAGAAAAGAAAAGAAAAGATAAATACGCAAACGACAATTTATTAAAAATAACACCTGAACTACGAAAATTACTTAATAAATGATATTAAAGGATAGTTCTACAATACCGTATTTAAAAGCATTTAAAGAAGGTAAAATAAAAAAAGGTATTGGTATAAATTGTGTTTTAGATGATTATTTCTTATATAAAAAAGGAAACTTTAACATGTTTTTAGGTCTAGACAATGTTGGCAAAACAAATTTTATATTATGGTATTTAACAGCATTAAGTAAACTGCATAAAAAAAAGTGGTGTATTTGGTCAGGTGAAAACAACCCAGGACAATTAAAAAGAGATATTATTCAAATGTGGACTGGTGAAAAGATAAAAGACTTGAACGAATATTTATTTTATCATGATGAAATAAGTAAGTATTTTAAATTTGTAGATAATAAAAAGCTTTACAATCATAAAGAACTATTAAAGATATTTGAAGAAGAAGATTGTGACGGATGTTTAATTGATCCATACACAGGAATTAATCACGATAGAAGAATCTCGCAGTTTGAAAGGAATTATCAAATATGTAATGATGTAAGGGAGTTTTGTAATAAAACAGGAAAAACAATGTTTATTGCAATGCATCCACAAACAGAGGCAGCAAGGAGAGTTTTCCCGCCAGATCACGATTTGAACGGACATATACAACCACCAAGAAAAGCAGACTGCGAGGGTGGGCAGGTATTTCCAAATAGAGTTGACAACTTTATTTGTTTACATAGATTGATCTCGCATGATAAACTTTGGATGATGACAGAGGTACACATTTATAAAATTAAAGATAAGGAAACTGGAGGAAAGCCAACAATGTTAAATGAACCTTTAAGGTTTGACTATAATAATGGTTTAGGCTTTACAATAGGAGGTGTAAACGTATTAAAATGAAAACAATGAATGATCTAGACTTTACAATTACAAAAAACAATTTAGAAATATTACTTTTAAAATCACAAGCAAGTTTAAAAGTTGGCAAGGTAACACAAAGCAAATTAGATGCTGTAGAAACGTTGCAAAGCAGTTTAAAATTAATATTAGAGTTAAGAAATATAATTGATGAACTTAATAAAAAAAATACTTTAATTACGTTGCAAAACGTTAAAGCTTATAAAGAAACTGCACAACTTAAAAATAAATTAACTAATTTTAAAAAATGAACAAGATATTTTACTTAATGTTATTATCGCACATACTTTGTTTTATTGCTGGATGCTGCTTTGTTTTATTATTCAAAACATTTATGGAAGATGAAAAACAAAATTAATTTAAATAAACATAGACAAGTTAAAGACAGTTACTATAAAAATGAAAATATTATCAGTAATAGTATAACTTATTTGTGCGCAATATATCCAAATAATGCAGAACTAGGAGCAGCAATAAGAAAACATTTCCAAAAATGAAGATACTTAATTTATATGCTTGTTTGGGTGGTAATCGTTACAAATGGGATGAGGTTACAGACATACAAGTTACTGCGGTTGAGTTAGACCCTGAAGCTGCAAGATTATATCAAGATCGTTTTCTAAATGATACTGTCATTGTAACTGATGCGCATCAATATTTGTTAGGCCACTATAAAGAGTTTGACTTTATATGGAGTTCGCCGCCTTGCCCGACACATAGTAGAGCTAGGTATTGGGGGATAGGTGCTAATGGGAAAAAACCAATATATCCAAATATGAGTTTGTATCAAGAAATTTTATTTTTACAACATCATTTTAAAGGCAAGTATGTAGTTGAAAATGTAATACCATATTACGAACCATTAATTCCTGCAAAGAAAAGAGGTCGGCACTTGTATTGGACAAACTTCAATTTACCAAATATTTTAAGTAAAAGAAAAGTAAAAATTAGCGGAGGTAAAAATGAAGTAAAAAACCTATGTGCATTCCACGATTACGATTTTTTTAAGTACAAAGGAAGTCAACCAACTAATAAAATTGCAAGAAACCTAGTTGACTATGAAGCGGGTAAAACAATACTTGAAACTGTATTAGGAATAACTAGAAAAGAAAATGTCAAACAACAAACTATATTTGATGAATGCTAATAAAAAAGGGAAAAGATTTGAATTAAAAATTGCAAAAGATTTAGCAAAGAAGTTTGATACTAATATTAGAAGAACACCAAACAGTGGAGGACTTTCTATAAAAGGTGATATACTAACAACATCAGGAATTTTAAGTGAATATAGTTGGGAGTGTAAGAACCAAGAAAAGCTTAACATCTGGAAAGCATTACATCAAAGCGAAGGTGATGCAGCAGGTACGAGAAAAACACCAGTTGTAGTATTTACAAAGAATTTTGAAAATGATTATGCAGCTTTAAGGTATGAAGATTTTGTTAATATACTATTAGAACTTAACGAATTAAGGAATGAAAGTGCTTGAACTTTTTGCAGGATCTCGAAGCATAGGAAAAGAAGCAGAAAAACAAGGTTTTGATGTTTTTAGCGTTGATATAAATAATTTTAAAAACATTAATTTAGTTATTGATATTCTTGATTTAGAAAAAAAAATGATTCCATTTAAGCCAGATATTATATGGGCTTCTCCTCCTTGCACCTATTTTAGTGTAGCATCTATAGGACATCATTGGAATGAAGACCACACACCAAAAACTAAAGAAGCTGAATTAGGAATAAAAATATTAAACAAAACATTATCTATTTTTAAATGGTTTCCTAAAGCAAAATTTTATATGGAAAATCCAGTTGGAAAAATGAGAAGAAAAGTAAAAGGAATAGATAGAACTACTATAACCTATTGTAGTTATGGAGACAAAAGAATGAAGCCAACAGATATATGGAGCAACAATATTTATGATATATTTAATATTAATGGTTGGAAGCCAAGACCTATTTGTTATGCTGGTAATAAACATTGTCATCACGAAGAAGCTCCAAGAGGTTCAAAAACAGGAACACAAGGATTGAAAGATAATTACGAAAGAAGTAAAATACCAAATCAGTTATGTAAAGAAATACTTTTAGCAAGTGGAAACAAATGATGTTTTAAACATATTACATAAACATCAAGAAAAATGGTTGCAAATTGCAAAAAATTTATTATATAAAGAGGATGATCAATTAATTAAAGATATAATACAAGAAATGTATTTAAGTATAGCAGAACAATTACATAATAAAAAATTGAAAGCTGATGAGGTAATTATTAATAATAAACCGCATTTTGGTATAATAAAAAAAACTATTCTACAAATAATACAAATAGAAGCAAAACGTAAAAACAAATATAATAAAAATGAAAATTTAGAAATTTTAAATGTAGCTAGCAACGAAAATTCAAAATACCTAGAAGAAGACATTAATAATCTAATAAACAATTTTTATTGGTTTGATAAAAAGCTGTTAAAACTATATACTAAAAAATTTAATAGTGTTAGAAGTTTAGCAAAAGAAACAAAGCTAGGTCATGTTACAGTATTTGAAGTAATTAATAAATGTAAAAAAAAAATAAAAAAACGTTTATATGAAAAGTAAAGGATTAGGTGATAGTATAGAAAAGGTTACAAAAGCGACAGGAATTAAAGCAGCCACAAAATGGATATTTGACAAGTTAGGAAAGGATTGCGGATGCGACAAAAGAAAAGAAAAATTAAATAAATTATTTCCCTATAAACAAATAGAATGTTTAAACGAGGGAGAATATATGTTTTTGAAAAGCTTTTTTAAAATAAATAGATTAATATTATCAGCAAGCGAACAAACAGCGTTATTAGAAATACATAACAGAGTTTTTAACGATAACAAAAAACCTTCAACTTGTGGCAGCTGCGTAAAAGAATTATATAACACAATGAAAAAATTATATAACGAATATGAAAAAAAGTAAATGGAAAAAAGAAGCAGAAAATAAACTAAAAGAATACTTAAAAAAAAACATACAAATGTATACAAATACAGAACAACAACAGAACAAAAAAAATGAGTAAAGAAGATTTAATACCATATAAAAAAGGTGAGAGCGGAAATCCTGCTGGCAGGCCAAAAGGCAGCAAAAATAGAAGCACAATAATAAAAGAAATATTATCATTATTAGTTAAAACAGATAACCCACAAACAGGCGAGAGTGAATGGCAAACAAACGAATATTTAATGGTGCAAGCCATGGTAGAAAAAGCAATTAAAAAAGGAGATGTGCAGGCATTTAACACTTTGTATGATAATTTATACGGTAGGCTTAAAGATACCGTTGATATGAACACAACTGAAACTGTTAACCATGACTTTAAAAAGTTAATTAGTGGCATTAAGTTTAAGCAGTAAATATAATGTGTTTGCAACATCTGATGCACGTTATTTTATTGTTACAGGTGGACGTGGTTCGGGCAAATCATTTGCAATAAATATAATATTACTATACTTAACGTACCAATCTAATCACACAATTTTATTTACTAGATATACTTTGCGAGCTGCTAGCATTTCAATTATTCCAGAATTTATTGAAAAGTTAGAATTGCTAAATGTTATTAATAATTTTACAATAACAAAAGATGAAATAATTAATAAATCTAATGGTAGTAAAATAATATTCAGAGGGATAAAAACCTCATCAGGAGATCAAACTGCAAATCTTAAATCATTACAAGGCATCACTACCTGGGTTATGGATGAAGCAGAGGAGTTAAACAATGAAAACATTTTTGATAAGATTGATTTGTCTGTTAGAAATATAGCTCAAGATAATAGAGTTATATTAATATTAAACCCAAGTACAAAAGAACATTTTATTTATCAACGTTGGTTTGAAAGCAGGGGAGTCGAAGCAGGTTCAAACATAACTAAAGATGACACAACATACATTCATACAACGTATTTAGATAATATTGAAAACCTATCACCTAGCTATTTAAAGCAAATACAAACAATGAAAGAAAGAAGGCCCGAACGTTATAAACATACTATTGAGGGTGCATGGCTAGATAAAGCAGAAGGTGTTATATTTACTAATTGGTCAATAGGTGAATTTAAACAAGTTAATAAAATTGTATTTGGACAAGACTTCGGATTTTCGAATGATCCAAGTAGTTTAGTTAAAACAAGTATAGATAAACAAAATAAAGTTATTTATGTTCAATTATGTTTTTACCAGCCTAAACTAACTACAAGCGAAATATCAGTATTAAATAAAAAGTTTGCTGCTGATCATTTAATAGTGGGTGATAGTGCTGAACCAAGACTAATAAACGAATTAAGCAAAGATTGTAATATTGTGCCTGCAATAAAAGGACAAGGTTCAATTACATTTGGAATAAGTTTACTGCAAGATTATGATTTAATAATTACAGAAGATAGCACAGATTTAATTAAAGAGCTTAACAATTATTGTTGGCTAGAAAAGAAATCACAAACACCAGTTGACAATTTTAACCATGCTATTGATGCATTGAGGTATGCAGTTAGCTATCAATTACAAAACCCAAGTTTAGGCGAGTATTATTTATATTAAATAAAATGAAGATTGTTATAGCCCCCCTTAAGGCCCCCTTAAGCATTAAGATAAGAAAAGATAAGATAAGATATATAAGTGAAATTTTTTTTAATTTCGTACATAACACTAAACAATTTTTTTTACATTATATATATAAATGAAAGTTAAAATTAACATACCTAATAAACTTGAAGAAATTACTTTAAAGCAATACCAAAAATGGTTAAAGATTGCAGAAGGTAAAGAAGACGAAAACTTTATTAAGCAAAAAATGATTGAAATATTTTGCAATATACCTTTAAAACAAGTATTACAAATTAAACTTTCTGACGTAGATATTATTTGTCAAACGATCAATGAAGTATTTGAAAAAAAGCCTGTGTTTAAAAACAAGTTTGTATTTAATGAAATTGAATTTGGTTTTATTCCTAAATTAGATGACATCACACTAGGTGAGCACATAGATTTAGAAACTTATTTAAATGACTTTGAATACATGCATAAAGCCATGAGTGTTTTATATAGGCCTATAACATATAAAAATAAAGATCAATATTTAATTGAAGATTACGAAGGTTCTAATAAATATAATTTAGAAAATATTAGTTTAGATATTGCACTAGGTGCAAGTGTTTTTTTTTGGAATTTAAAAAAAGAATTATTGACCAATATTCTGAACTATTTACAAACACAAACGGAAGTGGAGATACCACAAAATTTGCTGGATTTTCTCAAAAATGGGGATGGTATCAATCAATTTACGGGCTATGTAAAGGAGACATATTAAAAATAGATGAGGTTACAAAAATGAATTTACACACTTGTTTGACACATTTAACTTTTGAAAAGGAAAAAGCAGAACTTGAAAAACACATATTGAATAGAAATGCAAAGAGATGAAATACTAAAACAATTAATGGAGCGAGAGCTATTTAGTAAAGACGAATATTTAATTCTACCAGATGGTTTTGAAGATGCATTTTTAGGAGTCACAGCCATTAAACCTAGCAAAGCAGTTTACAGCTATTGGAAATGTTTAGATATTATAATGCAACAAGACGGTACAGACTTTGACGAATCTATTGACTGGCTTGATGAATTTACAAATGAAGATTTAGGAGTTCACACTCCAATATATATAAAATTAATATGAATACTTATTATAATATAATAGACAAAATAAAAGAAGTTATAAGTGCAGAACCTTTTAACAATGAAGTAACATTTGGCGATATATCTAAAATTGATTTAAAAAAACAAAGTTTATTCCCTTTGGCTCATGTATTGGTAAATAACGCAACAATATTAAACAACTATACAATTTTTAATGTTAGTATTTTCTTCATGGATATTGTAGATATTAGCAATCAGCAAACTAATGATGAATTTAATGGCAACAATAATTTACACGACATTTTAAATACACAATTTGCACTAGCTACTAGAGTCAAAAGAGTATTACAAAAAGCGGATTTATATAGAGATGATTTTGAGTTGAATACAGATGCAACTTGCACACCGTTTACAGAAAGATTTGATAATTTACTAGCTGGATGGGAAGTCACTTTTGATATAGGAGCTAAAACTGAAATGTCATATTGCTAATGAGTGAGTTTAAAAAAATATTAGAAAAATACGCAAAGTATGTAATACAACAGTCAAGAAGTAATTTGACTAAAGGCAAAATAAATGCATCTAAAAAATTATCCAATAGTTTAAGTTTTAAAATAGAAAAAAACAGAGTAATTTTTGAGAGTGAAAAATATGGAGAATTTATTGATCAAGGAGTCAAGGGGGCTAAATCAACATATCCCGAAAGTAATAACAGCCCATTTAAATACACTAATAAACAACCACCTTCAAGTGTTCTTGATAAATGGACAATTCGTAAAGGTATTGCGCCTAGAGATAAACAAGGAAAATTTATTAATAGAAAATCATTAACTTTTTTAATTGCAAGAAGTATAAAAAACAAAGGTATTAGAGCAACAATGTTTTTTACAAAGCCATTTGAAAAGGGGGTTGACAAATTTAGCGACGAAATGATTCAAGGAATTTTAAACGATATTGAAGTATGAGTACAATAATAAGAACAAGAAGCCCATTTTTTATAAGAACACCAGAAGAAACAAGTTCAGATTTAGATTATTTTGAAATTGTTATTTCTTTGTTTTCAGGTGATCTCTCTGATAAGACAACACCATTATGCGAAGATTTTTCAGATAGTGTGACATTAATTAAAAAACCAATAAATAGTGAAAATTCAGTTAGTGTTGAAATAAACGAAATTGTAAATAATTATTTAAGTCAGAATATTAACCCTGCAGATATTAAAGACCCATACAGAAAATACCAGTCAATGTGGGTTGACGTTAGCACAAGGCCATATAAAGCAGATGGAACAGCAATAACAACAGCAACAACAAATACATATTTAGCACAGGAAGGTTATAACGATTTTACAGACGGTGTAAACTTTACAACAAACCCAAATGCTATGATTACAGCAAATTATATTCAATATAAAAAAGGTGATATTATTACAATTCCTGTTAATGCTGAAATAGTAAACAAAGTTGAATTTATAAACGTCAATGGCGGTGTTGCGCAAACAAACAATATTTCATTTACAGATAATGCGCCAGACATTATTAATTATTCAAGTGCGGACACCTCATCACTACCTAGAGACATTTTAAGTATTGTTATAACTTATGATACTTCAACTACAAGAACAATAAAAGTTGAACCTATAGAAGAATGTAAGTATTCAGTTTTTAAATGTACTTTTTTAAATAAGTTTGGAGCTTATCAAGACGTATATTTTTTCAAAAAATCGGTTGAAAGTCTAGAAACTAAAAAAGAAAATTACAATAGAAGTGTTTTTCATGCTAACTATATTTACAAAGAAACTGTTGGGTTAACCTGTGAAATTAAAAGCAAATTCAATACATACTCTTTAAATGAACATAGCAACAAAGTTTATAATACAAACGGACAAGAAACTTTAGAATTAAACACAGGTTTTGTTAGTGAGCTAATGAATGAAACATTCAAGGAACTTTTAGTTAGTGAATACGTTTATTTGACTGATAGTGCTGGAAGTAGATATCCTGTTAATTTAAAAGATAGTTCATTGACTTACAAAACAAGTTTAAATGATAAACTAATAAATTATACAATGAGCTTTGAAAAGTCATTTACCTATATTAATAATATTAGATAATGCAAGAGCTAATTTTATATATAAAGCCAAAAGTAATACCAGCAAATCAAACAGCGCAAAAGTTTGAAAGAGTTGATTTAATAGAAGCGGAACTAATTACATTAACACAGGTTATTCAAGATGTTAAGGAGATTGATAAAATATTTACTGACTTTTCAAGAACGTTTAATTTGCCTGCTTCAAAGGTTAATAACAAAATATTTCAACATTGGTATAATGACGATGTAATTGGATTTGACAATCATATAATGAGTGATGCTATTATTGAATTAAATCATTTACCTTTCAAAATTGGTCAAATCAAACTTGAATCAGTTGTTATGAAAAACAACAGGCCAAGTTTATACAAAGTAACTTTTTTCGGCAATACTGTTTCATTAAATAATTTAATTGGAGAAGATAAATTGGAGGACTTAAACTGGTTAAGTAATTTTGATTTTTTAAATACGTTTCCAAACATATTAGATGGTTTTAAAAATGGTTTAGACGTTACAGTGGATTCTGTTAATTACACAGATGCAATAATCTACCCATTATTAACTCACACACAATCATATATTTATGATAGTGGTGGACAATTTGATAATTTTACAAATATAGCTTTTGGAACTGATGTAAATGATGATAGGCGAGGAGTATTTCCCGAAGATTTAAAACCTGCTATAAAAGTAAGTTTGGTATTAAAGGCTATTGAACAACAATATGGTTTAACTTTTAAAACAAGTGAATTTTTTGATAGTTCTGTTTTTACAAACATGTATTTATGGCTGCATCGTGAAAAGGGTAAAATAGATCAGACTATAAAATCAGAATTAATAATTAATACAAGTTTCACATGTACAAACCCAACTGTACTCGGCCAAGATTTGACAAATCCAATTGATAAATGTACTTTTTTTGCAAACACAACAGAATCAAAATTTAATAACGGTAAATTTGAAATACAAAAAACAGAGGATTTCTTTTATTACTCTTATTTAGTAGAAATAACCCCAACTGTTTCTACACAAGAATACACTATTGAGGTCATTGATGATTTAACAGGTGAAACATTAGCTGTAAGAAATGGAACAGGAGCTCAATCGCTAACAATCACACTTGATACGGTTGACGATAAAATGCAAATAGGAGATAAAAAAAACTTAATAACAAAAATAAGTTCAAACAATCAATTAACATTTACAAGTCAATTTGCAATATTAGTAGTTGAAGTGAAGCCTATACCAAATGATTTATCTATTACGAATTTTTATACTTTACCATCTAATTATGACGGTGAAGTTAAGTTGGGCGATTATGATTCATCTTCAATAGGTGGAAATCCAATTAATAAAAACCTTTTAATAGTTTCAAATTTTCAGAGCGGTTCTTTAACAACAGCAAATGAAAACATATCAATAAGAAATAACACACCAAAAATAAGCGTTTTAAACTTTTTAAAAGGGTTATTTAAAATGCACAACTTAACTGCTTTTGTTAATACAGACAATGAAATAGTTGTTAAGACTTTAGATGACTTTTATAGTGGTGATACAATAGACATAAGTAAGTTTGTTGTTACTGATCAGCATACGGTGGAAGCAAATTTGCCATTCACAGAAGTTGACTTCCAATATAAAGAACCAAAAACAATTTTAGCACAACAATTTTTACAAACAAACAATAAAAGGTTTGGCGAGCTTGAATTCAAAACAACTGCAAGCGATGAAAAGATTTATTTAGTTGAAGCACCATTCGAACATATGATGTTTGAAAGGTTAAACGATCAAAGCGATGGAAGTCAAACAGATATTCAATATGGGGCTTTTATAGATGACGATTTAAACCCAAGTATTGGCGCACCTCTTTTGTTTTATGGTGTTTACCAAGAAAATATCAGTAAACAAATTAATTACGTTGAAACGACAAGGCCCGAAAGCGGAACACCTTCAACAGGCACGCAACGATCTATTAACGACTATTGGATGCCGAGCAACTACAATGAACTAGGCGCAAGTTCAACTCCTCCTGCATTTAATTTAAATTTCGGCAGTGAAATAAACGAATATAATTTAACTGATTATGGAGGTGTTAACAATAGCTTGTTTGAAAAGTATTATACAAATTATATAACTAGAATATTTAATAAAAAAACTAGACTATATAAATTAAAGGCAATACTACCATTGAAAGAACTTTTAAAAATATCATTAGACGATAAAATAATAGTAGGCACAAGAGAATTTACAATTAATAAAATGACTACTAAATTACAAAGCGGAGAAACACAATTTGAACTATTAAGTGAAGCACCATGAAAATAATATTAGAGGCATTAGCATTTTGTAAAGAGCACAAATTATATGATAAAAATATCAATATTGCATTGGGGAAAAACAAAGTACCACTTACAATTAAAGAAGGTTTACAACAATTAAAATATAAAAAATGATTACAAAAATATTTGAATTTGTAGCGAAAACGGATAAAGCGGAAAAGGACGTTAAAGACTTTTCAAAAAGCATTGAGGGAGTTAACGAAAATTTGAATCAAACTAATAAAGATGTTAAAGAACTTAATAAAAGCGGGAAATCATTTGACACGTTAAAAAAAGGTGCAAAAGGTGTTGCGGGCGGTTTCAAAGCTATGGGAACAGCTTTAAAAGCAGCGGGTATTGGTTTAATTATTGGAGTATTTGTAACTTTAAAAGAATTATTACAAGAAAATCAAAAAGTAGTTGATGTTTTTAATATAGCTTTTGAAAGTTTGTCTTTAGCTTTTAGTGACTTTTTTAATTTTATTAGCAAGAATATTGGAACAGTAACAAAGTTTTTTAAATCAATTTTTGAAAATCCTCTTGAAAGTGTAAAGGCACTAGGGGAAGCAATAAAAAACAATATTATTGAAAGGGTTAAATCTGCTCTTGATGTATTTGGCTTTTTGGGAAAAGCTATGCAAAAACTTTTTGCTGGTGATTTTAAAGGCGCAATTAATGAAGTAAAAAACGCTGGAGTTGAATTTGCAGACGTACTCACGGGAGTTGATAACAGCGTTGAAAAAGTTACAAATGTCGTTAGTGAGGGAGTGGAAGCGATCACAGAGTATACTAAATCAACTGTTGAGGCAGCAACTGCAAACGTTGAACTAAAAAAACAAGCTGAATTAGCAGCTGTAGCAAATCAAGGTTTAATTGAAAAGTTTGACAGGCAAGCAGAACAGCAGCGACAAATAAGAGATGATGAGCGAAAAAGTATTGAAGAAAGAAAAAAGGCAAATGATGAACTAGGCTTAATTCTTGAAAAACAAGAAAAAACAATGTTGCAAAATGCTCAAACCACATTGAGAGCAGCGCAAGCAACACTTGACAAAGATAAAAACAACGTTGAATCAATAAAGGCTGTGATGGAAGCAGAAAACGAATTGGCAGCAGTTCGTGCACAGGTCGAAGGTTTTAGATCAGAACAGTTAGTCAATCAAGCAGCATTAGAAAAAGAAGAAAAAGAACTAATAAATTCCAAGTTAGAATCACAAGCAAATTTATCAATAGAACAAAAAAGATTTAACGCTGAACAAATAGAAGATAATTTACAAAGGTTAGAAAGACAAAAAGAAATTGATGAAGAAGAAAGAGAACTGCAAACAGCAAGACTTCAAACTGTTATTGATAATGCTAATGCTGGAACTCAAGCAAAAATAGATGCAGAAATTGCACTTAATGAATTTTTACAGCAGGCGGGTCAACAAGAAATAACAAGAGAAACAGAAATTGCAGAAGCCAAAAAATTAATTAAAGAAAAAGAAGTTCAAGAAAATGACCTAGCAAATGAAAAACAAAGGGCAAGCGATGAAAGATTGCAAAAAGCTAAAATACAAAGTCTTTCAAATACTTTAACAACAATTTCAAATTTAAGCGAAATTTTTGCAGGGGAAAGCGAAAAAGAACAAAAGAGAGCATTTAACATACAAAAAGCAGTTAGCATAAGTCAAGGGTTAATAAGTACTTTTGAAAGTGCTGTACAATCTTACAAATCACTTGCAGGCATTCCAGTTGTTGGCCCAGGTTTGGGTTTTGCTGCTGCGGCTGCTGCTGTGTCTGCTGGTTTAGCAAATGTAAATCAAATTAGAAAACAAAAATTTCAAGCTCAAGGTGGTGGCGCAACTACTTCACCAACGCAAAGCACTTCTAGTTTATCTAGTGCAACAGCAACTGCTGAAACTAGTGCACCAAATTTTAACGTAGTTGGTCAAAGTGGTTTTAATCAAATTGCGGATGCATTAGGACAGCAGCAACCTGTACAAGCTTTTGTTGTGGCTAGCGAAGTAACAACACAACAACAACTAGACAATGCGATTGTAAGTACAGCAACATTAGGAAATTAAAAAACAAATAAAATGAATATAGTAGAATTATTATTAGATGAAGAAAACGAGGTTACAGGCATTGAAGCAGTTTCCATCGTTGAAAATCCAGCAATAGAAAGTGATTTCATAGCACTAGCAGAACAAGAAATAAAACTTGCAAAGGTAGATGAGGACAAACGTATTTTAATGGGTGCAGCCTTAATACCGAACAAACCTATTTTTAGAAAGCAAAATGATGAAATGTTTTATGTTTACTTTTCAAAAGAAACTGTGAGAAGGGCGGCAGAATTGTTTTTTAAAAATGGAAATCAAAACAATGCTACTTTAGAGCATAGCATGGGAATTGAAGATTTAACGGTTTTTGAAAGTTGGATTGTAGAAGATACTAAAATGGATAAATCGGCAAAATATGGTTTAGACGTACCAGAAGGAACATGGATGATCAGCATGAAAGTTGAAAATGATGAGGTTTGGAATGACTATATAAAAAGCGGAAAAGTAAAAGGTTTTAGTATAGAAGGTTATTTCGCAAATCGTGCTAAAATTAAAAGAGATAATTCAAAACAAGAAATGCAAGCTATTTTAGAAAATGAAGCCATTTACATGTTAAACACTATTAGAGGTTTAATAACAAATGATAGAAGAACAAGAAATGGAAAAAAAATAACTTTAGAAACTTACAATGATTATCCAAGTGGTGTTAGCAATAATGCAAAAAAAGGTATTGAATTAAATGAAAAGGTTAACAATAAATGTGCAACGCAAGTAGGCAAAATAAGAGCTACACAATTAAGAGACAAAAAAAATATTAGTGTTGAAACTATTAAAAGAATGTATAGCTTTTTAAGTAGAGCAGAGGAATATTATGATGAAAACGATAATGAAGCGTGTGGAACTATTTCCTATTTATTATGGGGAGGCAAAGCGGGGTTAAGGTGGTCAGCAAGTAAGCTTAAGGAATTAGGCGAAATTAATTTAACCTCAATGCTTATAAATGATGACTTTGCTATTATTGATGATAGACTAGCATATAGCACACAAGAAAAAGCAGAAGAAATGGCTGTTAATATAGGGTGCAAAGGTTTTCACGTTCATGAATTTGAGGGCAAAGATTGGTATATGCCTTGTGAAAAGCATATTAGTGATAAAATGTATAAGACTAAATGTCCAAAAGGTTTTAAAAAAAAGGATGGTAAATGCGTTAAAAAAAAAAGTAGTTATGCAGAAGTAGGCCCAAGAGGAGGTATTAAAAAAAGCCCAAAAGCACCACGAAGCGGAACACCTAACAAAAACCCAAAAGGAAAAGGAACTGCAAAAGGTGATGCTTCTACAAGTAGAGGTGCAAAGGTAAGCAAACAAGATGAAGCAACACTGCAGAAAAAAAGTGATGAATTTAATGAAAGGTATAAGAAAAAATTAGGTTACGGTGTTACAATAGGCCAATTAAAAACTGTATTCCAAAGGGGTTTAGGTGCTTTTAACGTTTCACACAGCCCAAGAGTGACAAGCGCAAAACAATGGGCTTTAGCTAGAGTAAACGCTTATTTATATTTAGTAAGAAACGGAAGGCCGCAAAACGCGAAATATACAGGTGATTTTGATCTATTGCCTGCAAAACACCCAAAGTCACCAAAAAACAAATAAATGAAAGTAATTGAAAAGGCTTCATATATTTTATTGATTGGCGATTCATGTTTAGATTTATTTAATTATTACAAAAAAGATTTTATACATGGTTTAAATAAAGAAGACTGTAAATGTTATAATGAAACTAATTTAAATGCATATATAGCTGGCTTAAGTAACGAAAGCCCAAACGATAAAATAAATAATAAGCCTTTTGTTTTTATTAATGCAAAGAGATTAAATAAAACGTATAAAGATTATTTACTTATAAATCATGAATTTTTGCACTTGTCATTTAGAAAACATGATTATGATATAAATAAAGAAGAACAAATTATTACATGGGCAGAATTAGAAACGATTAAAACAATAGAAAATATAATAAAATGAAAAGAAGAAGAAAAAACAAAACAGTTAGCAGAACGTCTCCAACAAATGACAAAAGGGCTTGTTTATGTGAGGATAATACATACAGCACTAAATGTTGTGACGGTTCACACCAAGCACAGGGAATTGGGCCTATATAAAAAAAATATTTAAAAATTAATAACACTTAAAGTATTTTTTTACATTATATATATATAATAAAAAAAGTTATGAAGGCAAACGATATATTAAACAAGATAAAAAATATTGTCGGTGTGGAACTTTCAGAAGAAAAAACAGAATTAGCAGAAATGACACTAGAAAATGGAACTGTACTTGTTGCAGAAGCATTTGAAAAGGGTGAGTCTATTTTTATTAAAACAGAGGAGGAGCAAATTGCACTTCCTGTTGGTGAATATAAAATGGAAGATGGCAAAATTCTTGTAGTTACAGAAGAGGGTTTGATCGATAGTATAAAAGAAGCAGTCACAGAGGAAGAAGAAGAAGAAAAAGAACTTTCAGAAGAAAACATCACAGAAGAAGTTGAAACGGAAATGGAAGAAGAAAAAGAGGAAATGTATGTGACAAAAGAAGAATTTTCAGTGGCTATGAATGAGCTTAAGAAAATGATTGAAGAAATGAAAGAAGTTAAAGAAAAAGAAGATTTATCAAAAGAAGCAGAACAAATTGAAATGTCTGCAGAACCTATTAAACACAA